ACCAGAGTCCCGTAGGACCCTGAAGTATCTCGCGTTTTTCAAGGGTCGCGGTAACTGCCCAACCGAACCCCTCTGCATGGCCTACGCCACGCGGGAGCTCCCACCCGATCTGCTCTTTTGAAGGGAGAACAGCCAGAGAACCCGGGATGTTTAAATCCCGACAGCGCTTGCCACTTTCAAGGCTAGTGGTATCAAAACGGCTCGGTTTTCATAAGCAAACGAGCCGATTTCTTTCACTGCCTTGGCGGCTTGGCTGAGAAGGTTGCGGAACCATTGCACGTGGGCATCATTAGGCATGGCGTGGTATTGTTTTGACAACCACTTCATCACCCAATCAATGCACACTTGGTTTCCAGAATAGGAAACCATTTCCCACAACATGACGTTGGTGGTCGCCTCATAGATAGTAACTATCTCGAGACGCCCAGCCAACATCGTGGTGCCTGCAACGGGCGCAGTTCCAGGACTCACTTGACCTGCAATCATCAAACACGGGTAAGGCGTTTGGTTTGCGGTCTCCGGAGTACGGAACTCATTGTTGGTCACGTCCTCGGGGCTCCACCAGACATAAGACCCTTCACGGATCTTGCCCGAGTAGCCAAGAGGCGCTACATTCGACCAGTCTTGCAACTGCCCGACGGCATTGGAGGTTACATTGGCGAACCAATTCTGCGCACAAGTCCCCGAAGGAACATACGCAGCCGCAACCATCCCACCATCGGTGAGGCCTGACAGGGCGGATGTGAACAACAAAGACATTGCCACAGGACGCAAGGCCGTTATAGCCCCCGTATTTTCCCACGGCGCAATGTTTTGGTAAGCTCCAGGGGAGATCACCAACATGGCCGTGTCTGGATCCCCAGACGATCCCAGGGTCAGCGTCCAATTGCCTGAAGCATCGATCGCATATGCCTGAGAGGCAGGGGCGGCAGTGTTGTATCCAGTGTTTAGTACCGTCAACGTGGCTGCTCCAGAAATCGTAAATTCCTGGAAACAGTTCACGTAGCTGGCGACCACATTGAACACTCCCGCCCCTCCGCTTATCGTCTGGGTCACAGTTCCGGAACCTTCCCCAAACGTGAACGTGGCTCCATAATTTTGAGGATCAAACTCAGGAGCGGTGCCCAACGGTTGGGTGGAGGAGGTCGCGCCTCCGTCCTTGATTCCATAGAAAAAGGAGGGGGTTCCAGTTAACTGCTGGATATAACGGTCCATTCGCACGTTCAAGCCCCCCACGTTTTGTTGATAAGACGCGGGGTTGGTCCAGTCAGTACCCTTAACTTGATAGCCGGGAACTGGAAGGGCCAACTTAAACGTGTTGGGATTTAAGCCGTCTTTGCCCAGGATTGGCTGGGCCATGACGGCAAATTTCCCATCGTCCGAATTGCCATTGAACTGGCAATTGATGTCCATGTCATAGACTGACCGGAACAAACACGTAGGCCGGGACTCCGCATCCGGAATCCTGGACATGTTCGTCTTCGGAGAAGTCAGAGTGCTCATGTACATCTGGGTCATGTTACTACCATTCTCAACCGCCACTTGCGAAGCGACTGAATGGGTCACCCCCTTCCTTGGAGGGGGCTTCGGAACACGCGTCTCACGCACCTCAGGGATTGCAGCTGCTTGTCTTCGTTTTTCACGGTTTTTACGCCGTGCGAGAGTTTTAGCTGATGGTCCCTGGGATTGTGAGGATTGCTGAGGAGATTTTTGGTTGATCATCGACTCAAAACAAAAGGTTTTTGTCGAGACCCACCATCCCTCCCCTCTTCAAGGGCCGGCAATCACGGCCCTGCTTCCGGTGCTCAAGAGTAATCCACCGCGCCAAGCCGGTTAAAACCGGGATGGCTCATGAACACAAACGGTTTACTCGGTATCATCGCCTCCATTTCCATGAAGTCGACGTCCTCGAGGCCGTAACGCACGTGGAGCCAATACCACGCCTGCTCTACGAGCACGCATGGCTTGGTCACAGAGGCTGATGAGACGTTCACCCAGTCCATCTCCAACACATCTCGTTGCCGAGGTGTGCGGGCGAACTGGGACACGAACCGCCGCATCAGGGGCACAGACAAAAACCCCCGGTACCCGTCCGCCAGATCGTTCAAGAACTGAGCACTCGCTTGCTCATAAGAACGACCCTTGTACAGGTCCCGGGGGTCCCTCCATGATTTCCCCACCTTGAGAATCCGACTGGGCAGCATGCCCCAATAGGGCCCCTGCTCAGTCGGATACCACATTCCTTTCAAGAACGTGACTTCGTAAATGGTCTTGGCACTATGGATTTTCACATCCATGCCTAATTCCAAAAACGTGTGGATCCCCAATCTCTCGCTGACCCACCCCGAAGCTGTAAATATGCTGTTGCCCAAAGAGGTGTCACAATTCCCTGTGTCACGCATGGCTCGCTGAACCCGCATGATAAAGATCACTTGCAACACCGTATTGGACTTCAACACATATTTGTTCGAGGTGAGACGACGAATGATTTCGGCGACTAGAAAAGGCACTCCCAATTGGCGCAGAGCCCAACTACAGTACTGCAAAGCACCGAAGTCCTGACTCTGATCACACATTTTGAGATCTCCTTCTATCCACGGCTCAAGTTGGGTATTATCCCACACCAAGGAATCATCTCCGCTCACCAGCACATGCAAGTCGTCTTCATTCATACGCACGTGTTCAACCCAATCAGACAAATCTTGATCAGACCAACCACACGCGACATGAAGACACACCCATCGCCCACGAAGATGCACCCGCCACCCACACACACCCCAAGCAGCTTTTAACACTTCCTGGGATGC